CGGCAACCAGTGTGCCGACGGTGCCGCGCTTGGCGCTGTAGACGTGACCGAACAATTGCTTGGCCCACGACCAGCGACCGGTGCTGTCATCCATGACGGCTTGCCAGGTATTGAGCGTCGACAGATCGGACCATGGCAACGCGATGAATTCGAACGGCTCATCACCCAGTGCGGCGATGGCTTCGACCTGATCCGGCACACCGGCGCCGCCGGTCATGGCGGTGATTGCGGCGGTCAGACCGGCCGGAGTTTCTTCGCCGTTGCTCTTGCCCAGACGATTGAATTGCAGGCTGATGTCGTTGCCGCTGTCGCCCGTCCATTTGGCGTTCAGGGTGACTACACCTTCGGCAACGGCAGCGCTCACCGGCAGGTCGGCGGTGGCGTTGATTTTCTGCGCCAGCGCTGTGGCTGCCTGAGCAGCGGTTGCGCCGTTGACCACGGTAGCCTGCACCCGCACGCCGCCGACGTAGAGATTGAGCAGACCGGCCTGGGTCGCGGTGCCGGTGAGCGTCAACACGCCTTTGGCGATGGCGCCTTCGGTGTTGTGCAGCGGCAGGCACCAGATCTCGCCGATCGGGTCAGCCTTGCGGAAAGTCTCGTACATCGAGGCGAGCATCGAGCCTTGGCCGCCGATGCTTTTAGCCAGTGCAACGCTGGAGACCAGCACCAGTTTGCCGACCTCGGTCGGGGCAATGTTGTCGTTGACCTGAGCGACGATCAACCGACGCAGAGTCGAACTCGCGCTATTGGCGGCCGAGTTGTCCATTTCGGCATAGAACAGCGGTACACGAATGTCCGCGGGGATGTTGCTGAATCCGATCGCCATTATTTGGCTCCCTGTGGTTTAGCCGCTTTTGCGGTTTTGATTGTGATATCGCCGTCGGCCAGACGCCGGCGCCACCAGGCGCTGTCCAGCACTTCACGGCCTTCGAGCGGCAGCAGATCGCCGGCCTCCGGGTCAGGTACGACACGGCCGGCGGCCGGCAGTACGGTGATGCGATTGCTCATGGGGTTACGTCTCCAGAGAAAGTCAGTTCCACGCGCCCATCGGGGCCCGGGCGTTGCAGGTTGGGGTCGGCCGGGTCGATCGCATCGACCCGCACGGTGGCCCCGGTAAAGGACGACAAACCGTCCAGTTCGCGTTCGTGCCAACTCTCCGCAGGCTGACTCGGCAGATTGCGGCCGAGCTGGAACTCGGCAAAAAAGCGCAGCCGATAGAACACACGGCTGCTGTTGATCGAGACCAGTTCACCGCCGTCATAGGCGATGGCGCTGTAGTCTTTGTCCGGCTTGAACCCCACCAACGCACGCCACAGTTCAGCGCGCAGGTCATGCAACAGATCCAGCGCTTTTGTAGCGTCGCTGGCGTCAAGCACGAGGACGACTTCGAAGCGCTCGCGAATCGGTTGCGCGGTGAGGTTTTGCGCAGTGCTGGTGCTGGCCAGATCCGCCAGCGGCAGAACATGCGCCGAAGGTGTTTGCAGATCGGGATTGCCTTGCAGCAACGCCAGATCGACGCCCACCGAAATGTGATTGGCAAGCCCAGGGCATTGCCCACGCAGCTGCGTGAGGATCGGGGTGATCTTCATGGGGATGTTCCAGAATGATGAGAATTGCGCAGGACTCATGTAGGAGTGAGCCTGCTCGCGATAGCGGACTTGCAGTCAGCGTCGATGGTGACTGACACACCGCAATCGCGAGCAGGCTCACTCCTACAAGGGATTTGTGGTGTTGAGAGGTCAGTCTTCAGCCTTTGGATCGAGGCCGCTGGCATCGATCAGGCAGCGATAGCTGTTCTCGCGATTACCGCTGGCGGTGACCTTGTCGATCGACCAGCGCCCGCGCATGAAATCCGGCCAGGTATCATCGAGCAGCACCAGGCCTTCAGCGGCCAGTCGCGGATCGCCCGGGCAGGTGATCTTCACCTTGAACTTTTGCCGAAGCATTTTGCGCACTTCGCCTTCTCCCACGGCAATGGCGTCGGCTTCATTGGGTTGCTTCTGGCGGATGGTCTTGAACGGCGCAAGTCCCGTTTCGACCCAATGCAAAACGCCTGTAACAGCATCGACAAAACAGGTCTTGCAGCCCTTGGCCTGCTCGCGGGCGGCCTCTTCCAGCGTGGCGCTGATGAAAGCCTGGTCGCCGGGACGATTGTCGTGGGTGACCGACAGCGTCACATCCTGCAGTTTCTGGCCCGAGATTGATTTGATCTGACCGGGCCGCGCCAGCACATACGCATCGCCATAAGGTTTGGCGACCAGGTTGTACTTCTTCGCCAGCCGCGTCAGAAAGCCCATGTCGGTTTCATTGGACTGGTCGACATGGGCGATCTTGATCAACGACACATCCGCTGCGACACGCGATGAAAAGCCATGCTGCGACACCAGTTTGCTAAACAATTGACCGAGCGTCGTCGGTCCATGACTGGTGGTGCGGCGCTGCTTGAAGCCGGTTTCATCATCCTTGGTAAAAGGCGCTGCAGTGGCCACCAGGGTCAGGCGAAGCGGAAACAGCGTGGGCGTCAGGCGAGTGACTTTGAACTGGCCCTTGTCGACCATTTCTTCCATTTCCAGGTAACCCACCAGCAGGCCGATTTTCCCGCCGAGTTTCGGCAGCCCTTCCAGGCCTTCCAGATCAATGGTCAGGGTCAGCTGATCGGACTCGATTCCGGCGGCATCAATGTGTTCCCAACTGATCAGACGCTGGTTGAGCAGATCCGCGTTTTCGCCATAAATCTGCACGACCGGGGTAAAACCCAGTGCCATACAACCTCCTTAATCCCAGGCCGTCAGCGCTTTGCTCGCGGCGGGTTTGCTGTCGAGTTCAGGCAGCACGAGCCAAATGCCAGCGGGCAGCACAGGGCCGTACTCGGCCAGAGTCGGGTTGAGCTTCCACAGGGCCTCTTCAGCAGCGTCATCACTGCGCCCGGTTTCGCGGTAGAGCAGCAGATTCACCGAATCACCGGCCACGCTTCGTACCTTACGCATTGTTGAACTCCGCCAATTCGAGTACCCACTTGATCACCATCGCAGTGCCGTCATCGATGACCTCGCTCTGGTTTTCCTGAACGCTGGTGATCCGCCACAAACCCCAGTTGCGACCGATGCCGTCGATCAACGGCAGCGGTATTCTCAAGGCTTGCAGCGCACGCAGTTCATCGAGTCGCTCCATGGCTACGGCGTACATCGAGGTGCCGCCAATGCTCAGGGTTTCGGGTTTCTGCCCGGTCTGATGAGACTTGGGTTTGCTGGTGAGGACCGGCAATTCAGTCCAGCCACCGTCGGATTTTCGCGCCAGCGTGCTGTAGGCGAAGTTGCGGGACAGGCCGAAGATGAAACTGCCCAATGCCATTTGTTGTTTCATCAGGCGACTCCATCGGTCAGGGCTGCGTCACGGCGGGTGGCGAGGGGGTTGGTGCTCATCGTCGGGATAAATTCGCCGCTGAAATGGTTTTGCAGAACCTGCGAGATCATCGCGCCCACCTTTTCCGAGCTGGCGATTTCGCTGCCGCTGATCTGAATCGACGGTGCGTAGGTAATCTGCTGATTTTGCGTTTGAGCGCTCGAGAGATCCTTGGCGATCTCTGCCGGAGGGGCGAGTTGATCGGCAGCAGGGGTAGCCAGTTTTTCACCCAGGGCTCCGCCTTCCTGACTGCCGTAAAAACTGCCTATGGCGCCGCCTAATGCACCACCGATCAACGTACCGATGCCGGGCAGAATGAAAGTACCGATCGTGGCGCCAATACTCGCGCCGGCATAGCCACCGGCAAGGCCGCCTGCTGCCATGCCTACGCCACCGGCCACTTTTTTCGTATCACCCTCGGCCACACCTTGGACGACTTTCATGCTGGCTTCGACCATCGTCAACGGCATGCTCAATGGGCCGGCCACCCGGCCAACCCGGGCACCCTGACTGATCAAACTGCGGCCTTGAGCGGAGACCAGAAATTTGGCACGACTCAGGGCGGCGGTACCGAGGGCACCGGCACTGGCCGAGAGACTGCCCAACCCGGATCTGATACCTGCCATCACGGGGCCTGTCCACGTGGCGGCTTGGGACGCCAATGTGCCCAGCGGCTTGCCACCCTTCAATCCTGCTGCCATCAGGATCAGCGCGCCAGCGAGTGCCGGGGCCTTTTCCGCCACCTCACTCAAACCATCGGCTGCCCCTCCGACTTTTTCCACAAGGTAGTCAAACACTGGCAGCACGGTATCGCCGGCGGATGAATAGAGCCGGTCCTTCTGGGCACTGAAGATATTCCAGCGTGTCTGGGAAGTATCCGCGAGTGTCAGGGCGCTCTGATCAACTGCCCCTGAGTACTGTTTCTTATCCGCCACGAGTGCAAAGGCGCGTTGCACCTCAGCGGTGTTCTCGAGCATTTGCCGAAGCGGTTGGTTGACCGTAAACAACGTTGTCGACAACGCGGATTGTTCATCGGGGGAGCGCTTCTTCAGGGCCTCGAGCAACTCCATTATCGCGCCCGGAGCATCGCCCTGCATTTTCTCGGCCATGGCTTTGGGGTCGAGCTGCAACTGAGCGAACGCCGCTTTCTGGCTTGCAGAAGCTTTATCGCCAAGTGCCAGTGTCGTCGTGATTTTCTCGAACGCTACACCCGCATCGGCCTTGTTTACCCCGGCGTTAAGCAACGCCGCAGAAAACGCCGCGGCTTGTTCGGGCGCCATTCCGGCGCCTTTTGCCGAGGTGCCGTAAGTGCCCAGAATCGAGCCGATATCAGCGGCGGAAGCGGCCAATCGACTGTCGAGCAAACTGGTCGCGTCGGCGAGATCCAGGGTTTGCGCGCGATCGAGACTCATCGAGGTACGCCAGCCGATCAACAGATCCGCGGCATCCTGTGGTTTCATCTCGAACGCAGTCGCCGTGACCGCCGTGTCTCTGGTGAAATCCATCAGGTCGTTTTGCCTGGCGGCTTGATCGATATTGCCTTCGGCATCCAACCGATCATTGCCGACCCCGCCCTTGGCGCCAGCGTAGCCGATGCTTGCCAGCTCAACCGCGGTTGTACCGCCGGCAGCCACCTTCGCCTCGGTGGCCATCTTCTCCAGCGCGACCTGCAACGTTTTGCGTTGGTTGCCTTCAAGGCCGACGACCAGATCCAGCCTCGCCATCGCGGCGTCGAGATTGATGGCCGGTTGCAAAGGTTCATAAGGAGGCGTGGCGGTCCTGGCACTTGGAGTTTTTTGCTCGGCGCCAAGGACCGTACCGCCCATTTGTGCTTGTCGGTCGTTCAGTGCCTGTTGCAACGATTGCTGTGACATCAGCACCGTGTGTATCGACCCCAGCACATCCCTGAGCTGAACCTGTTCGGCCGTCAACTGACGTAGTTCGGCGGTGGCATCTGCCAGCGCCAGACCAAGCCCGGCAAATACATCATCCGGTTTCGACGTCGGCTCTGAACCTTCCACATCGGCGCCTCGCGCAGACAGCGCTGGAGACCTCATGGTGGCCGTGGTGCCGGGTACTTGCACCTCATGATTGACCGTCGCGAACGTCAACCCATAGTTATCGTCTGCCATGCCGCTCTACTCCTGTTTCACGCCAAGGCGAGTGATCGCTATGTCGTAGCGGCGCAACGCCTTTTCGGCGTCCCATTCCAGAATCTCCGCCTCACTTACCGGGTAAATGAGCGGGACGA